ATGGCCAGAACACATTGGCGGATATGATTCTGACGAAAGCACTCTTGTTGTATTCATAAATAATGATATAGAACAAAAGATAGTAAAATTTAAATAATGGTCGGTTAGCTCAGTTGGTAGAGCATCTCGCTTACACCGAGAATGTCGGCGGTTCGAGCCCGTCACCGACTACCATTAATGCGGATGTAACTCAGGGGTAGAGTACTTGCTTGCCAAGCAAGATGTCGTGGGTTCGAATCCCATCGTCCGCTCCAATTTCGGGGAATTAATGCTAGTGGTAACATGTCTGCCTTGCACGCAGAATTCAGCGGTTCGATTCCGCTATTCTCCACCAATTATTTTTTAGATTTAATCCACTGCAAATCTTTCTCAATAAGAGCAATTCTCTTATCAAGATCTGCTCTTGCTAACGCTGCATTTTTTTCATTTGCATCAACATGATCAGAAAGGTCGCTGGTTAATTTATTAGATAATGCAGCACTATCAGATCTAATAGCTGCACGAGCTTGAGCCGCCTCAGCCATCATTTCCATACGTTGTTTTTCTAAAGCAGCTAACTGTTTCTCTCTATCAAGTGTCATATTTGCTCTTGCAAGAGCTGCATCTTTTTCTACTTTATCAATTTTCTCATTGAGTGATTCGCGAATTTGAGCCATATCGATAGTAGTACCTTGTGGTGGAATTGCTTTGTTATCGTTATTAACAACAACTGCAATCTTACTCTCTAATACTGTTATGGCATGATTGGAAGAACTTAATGCGGTAAATAGATATACTACGCATGAGAAAAGAATAGGTACTGCAGCGAATACAATCTTTTCTACTAATGCGCTTTTACTCGCGCTTGCTGCTAATGTTTCGCTCATTTGAGCTGTTTTATCTGATGTTGTTGACATGATAGATCCTTTCAAATCAAATTTCAATCAATCATGATAACAGCTTTATTTATCTTTTAAAGATCTCTAACACTTTGTCAATATAATAAACACGCTCTTTGATGAAAATCTGGGGCGTGCTTTCATCATCTACAGCTATGATAATAACAATTTGTGGAACTGATAAATTATATGTCCACTCAAACATCATAGAATAAACAGTAGCCTGTAAGAAGTAATTTTCAATATAACTTTCTTCTTTTAATCTCTTAGATGTCTTAAAGTCAATAATAGACAATACACCATCATACTCTGCTACAAGGTCAGTACGACCTGCACAACCAAGAGTTTTGGAAGCTAGTGGTGTTTCAATTCCCAAAATAGTTCCGACGTGTTCATTAAGCACAGGTTGTATCTTCTGAAACGTCTCGATATTAATCGGCATTTCTTTTTGAAAGATAGGTGTCATGTCCTCATTAAGAAGATACTTCTCAGCCATATTATGTATAGCTGTACCTCTACGTGCAGCTTGAGTGGAGATACGATTGGCTTCTTCTTCGCCAACTCGTTTTCTCCACTCAAGTAATGAAGTTTTATCTGTTTTTTCTCCCAGTATGGTAGTTACCGATTTTAATTTGGTAATACCATCTGGAAGAACATAATGTCTTTGGCCATCAATTGTTTCAGTAGTAAGATCTACAACTGGAACAAACTGATGCTTAAATGTTTTACGCGACAATCTTCAACCTATCTTTCTGAATAATATAATCTTTCACCATAGCACTTCTAACAATATCGTTTTCATCGAAGTCGATAAAAGTAAATGATTTCATCTTCTGAATAATTTTAATGAAATCTTTAAGACCATTTTTATCACGTTCAAAGGTAAAATCAGACTGTCTAAAATCTCCAGAGAAAACAATACGACAATTTTTACCAACACGTGTAATAACAGAGTCAAGCTCATGCAATGTCATGTTAGCGATTTCATCAACAATAATAATACAATCATTAAGAGTAACACCACGAATAAAAGAGGTGCTGATAAACTCAATTATATTCTTTTGCTTGAGATATTCATAGGAGTCACCTCTGCCAAAAAGCTCAGAACATATTGCATAATATGGAGCCTCATAAACTTTGGTTTTCTCTTTTGTATTACCTGGAAGAAAGCCCATGTCTCTTGTTGGTACTACACTTCTAACGATAATAACTTTTTTATAATTACTCTCTTCTGTAAGAACCTGATTAAGAGCAAGGTAAAGTGAGATAAAACTTTTGCCAGTACCTGCTATACCATGAAGCATTAAATTTCTACCACTGTTATATGCTTCAAAAGAGAGTTTTTGATTCTGTGTTAGTGGATCTACATTCTTTAGTTTAAAATTTAATTTCTCTTGATTAATTTCTTTCTGACCGTTTTGACGAAGGATTCTTTTTTCTTTTCTTGTTAACCTTTGATTCGTTTCCATAATGGTCCTTATTAAAATGTATTTACAGTGCTCCTCGAAATACCTTTGCTATGTTCCTTCTTAATATTTTTTAATAGATCACGGAAACCGTTGTCAGGTTTGCCCATGCCTCTACCAGAAACAATATGAGGTGCACCGTTTACTAGTTGGGTTACGTTTTTATTTTCTTCCAAATAAACATCTAGAGCCGAGATACTCATAAAGTCCTCGAACTCCTCACCAGTATCATTATTTACAAATTTATATGTTGGCATTATTTCCACTGTACTTTCGCAAACTCAAGATTATCATCCTCATCAATTTGCCAATTGATAGGATCATCGCCTTCATTGTCCATTTCAACTAGAGTAGAAACATCTTTAATGCGCAATGCACGATCTACTCTTTTTTGCTTTCTTTTGTCTACGTATTTGGAAGAAGAGGAATATTCCTCTTCATCTTCATAATCATATCTTTTGTACTTATTAACCGTTGACTTGCCCATTGATTAATCCTGGAAGTGCCTCTACTACGTGTTGAAGGGTAATGCCTTTAATTGGCTTCTTGTCTTTAATTTCACAGAGCATTGCTGCATCTGCAGGTGCACAACGCTCAAGATATTCAACAAACATTGTTTCTCTTTTAAGCTGTGCAAGGTTGTCATGAAATCCTTTAATGAAGTATCTCAACTTAGGACAGTCTCTAATAAGAACATTTTCCTGATCAACCAATTCGTTTGGCTTATATGGTGGTATACCTGGAGGTAACAACCATACGACTCCTGGGTCATATGCACCCTGAAGAATAATACGTAATGGTAAACTATCATTGTACCTAAGAGCTTCAACCTTCTCTTGGGTCTTTTTCATTTTGCCGACTTTTTCTAAAAATTCTGCTAATCCAACTTGCATTTAAAACTCCGCGATGTTTTCCATAAGATTTTTCAATCTATTTGCGATAAAGTAGTTCATAAGTTTTGAACGATCACGTCCAGCCTGTGCATTATATTGTTCCATAACCTTACTACGAATTTCCTTCGGTGTAAAGCTCAGGTCAATCAATTGTGCATTGCGTTGATAATTTCTTGCAACAACACTATCATATTGTGAAACGTCTAGGACCATTAAGTGATCCATTTTCTTTGTAGTCAAAGGCTTCTGTCTGTCACCAACCACAAAGCAATTATCATTTGAAAGAATATTAGGTACGCCATCCCCTGCATCACCTTTCATAATATGTTCTTTGAGGAATTTATTTGGATCATCATGCTTGATCCACTTTTTACGAGTAGGATCATACTGCGATACATTTGAGTATGTATGAAGTTGGATGAAATCCTTATCGCCTGACAGGATTAGTATTGGCGCTCCACCAACGACAGCACCAAATTCATTTACGAGAGTGCCAATGATGTCATCCGCTTCTGCAGATTCAACATCGATAACTCTGTAGGGAAAATATTCTTTAAGCTCTGAACGAATCTTGTTCATGCATTCGAAGATAGACTTCCAATCCATTTCAGAAGCTTCTTGATTTTTCTTGCGATTTGCCTTGTAATAAGGGAACGCTTGTTTACGCCAGTAATTGGTATTATCACAGGCAATAACTAATTCGCCATATTCATCGCCGAATTTAGTTTTATAAGAACGTAGGGAATTTAAGATCATATGGCGAACCATATTCTCTTCAAGATGGGCATTAGTATGGTTTCCTAACTGCATAAGCAGATTAGATAACATAACCTGATTCAAGTCTACAATAATCACAAATCACCTATTCTTCTGTATCGTCACTTCTTTTTAAGTTTACTACAAGTTCATCTACAATTTTTAACGCTTCTGGATCTTCATCATCTGGGATAAAGACATTCTCTGTTATCCTTTGGAAAGGATGATACAGTCCATAATATTTACACATCAAAGACCGTAATGATTCAATAACAAATGCGCCATCTATAATATCTAAGAATGGATCATCTTCTGCTTCCTCATCGCTAACCATTGTGAATCCAGCAATGTCTAATTGATTGAATATCATAGGCGCGATACTTGCTATCGTTTCTTGTATATGATAGTGTTTGACCATCTCAAGATTACGATCTATTTCCTCAATAGAATATTTCAGCTCTTTAGAGCTCTTTTTCGGAAACAAAATAACATTGTTACTTTCCAACTTAACACTCATTATTATACCTTATTTTTTAAGGAAAGTCAATCTTTAATTGTATTTATATTAAGAGGTTTTGTAAATAAATTTAGCCTTTGGAAACTCCCGAGGAAGGTTTTGTAAGCTACCAAGAAGAGCATTCCACTGATTGATTCTTGTGTTCCAATTATAGAATACATCGGCGTATGTTTTCTGGATCATAATCTTATTTTGATATTCTTCGTCCGTTGCATTGATGATCTCTTCAATTGCATTACGAAGAACAGTGTAGAACATATTAGCATGATCACTCATATTCTCGTTCCACTGATACATATGTGTCCAGTTAGCTGCAGTTTCAGGTAGTGCACCATAGTTCGGGTGAACACAAACCACACCTGCGCTCATAGCTTCCATAAGAGAGATACAGCTAGTCTCTTCCCAGATATTGGGATAAGAATAAATGTGACTTGTTTTTAAAACATTATGAATCTCTTCATTAGAAACAGCTCCATGATAATTAATCCCAGGAGTGTTATTGCAAGTGTCAAACAATTGCTGGAAAGGTTCATCTCTCTGATCCCATCCATAAACCTTAAACGAAGAATAAACATCAAGTTCGATATTATCGAATGTTTCTCTTAGCTTTTGGAAAACTGGAACAAGGATTTGTAAACCACGATGTGGAGTAGTGTGATAAATCAACTTGATAATATCACGCTTCTTATCTTCCATAGTGAAGTTAATGGGTTCGATGCAATTATGAAGAACGATGCACTTTGACCATGGAATTTGATACCTATCGATATACGCCTTCATCTGATAATGAGAAGAGAATACCAACTTATGGAACTTTTCCCATCCACGATTGTAAAGATGATCTGATTCCGGATCACCTGCTAAATCTTGACACCAAAGGATACGAACGTGATCTTCTGAAAGTTCTTCATGGACACGTGATACAAATATCTGAAATTTATCAAGCAATTCAGGTTCTAAACGCTTTTCAAGCGCATACTTCATTAATTCTGTGCCACCCTTGGCATTACCAGAAAGATTATCTTTTGCAAAAGGCATAATATACTCCTATTTCAACCAAATTCTATTTTCGTTATACCAATTAGAAACCTTCTCGATTCTCTCTTCAATAGGCATTGAAGGTTGCCATCCTAAACCACGCAGATAATCGCCTGAAATTGCGTAACTGAAATCGTGTCCTGGACGTTCGATATTTGGGTCAACTAATTCGTAATTGAGTTCAACTTTTAAGCTTAAAGCTAACATCTCTGCAATTTGTAGATTATTCCACTCGATATCAGATGCGATGTTAAACTTAGGGCAGGATCCTCCCATACTATTAATAGCAATTTGTTTTAAATTCAAAATAAACAAAAGAGCAGAGGCTACGTCCTTAGCATGGAGGTAACAACGACTTCCAATGTTATTGGTCTTACTATCATAGTGGATCGTTAGTTTTTCGTTATTTACGATTTTCTTAAGACACATAGGAATGTATTTTTCGGGATTCTGACGTTCGCCGTAGACATTCATTGTATGTGTAATGTATATAGGCAGTTTGTAAGTATTCTGATATGCTACGCACATAGCCTCACCAGCTGCTTTAGAAGCCGAGTAAGGGTTGGTAGGGTTAAAGCGGTCATATTCTGTGAAACTATATCCAGGAACTGCAGGTCCAAATACTTCATCTGTAGAGAAGTATACAAAGCGTTCTAGATTATTTAATGTCCGAGCATACTCAAGGAGATTAACTGTAGCAACGACGTTATTTTCAACAAACTCCATTGGATATTTGATAGAGCGTGTAACGTGAGAAGCAGCAGCGACATGAAGGATAATATCAATTGGTCCGATAGTATCTGCAATTTGCGGACTAATCGCTGCTCTAAGATCGTGGTAAACTACTTTGACACGATGTTTGTCGGCTCGATCTTTGACAACCTCTTCAATTCTGTTGAGATTACCAGAGAAATCGAGCCGATCTAAACTAACGATATTGTAGTCTGTATTATCGAGAAAATATTCTATAATGTGGTGGCCAATGAAACCAGCGCCACCAGTCAAAAGTACATTCATGTTTATGCCTGTCTAGTAACGAACATAACTCTTTCGGAACCTGTCTTAAAGAATTCACGAACAGTTTGAATAACTACATCATTATCGAAAGTTTTGCAGCTGAATACATCAAGGTAGAATGTATCAGTATTGTTACAGAAATGGGCAACAATGTTACTTGTTTCAATAAGTTGAACTAAAGTAAATCCAGCCTTATTACCACTTCCGAAATTTACGACCTGCGGCTCACCATAAGCCACCATGTCAATACGCTTAACCAATTCCTTGGCGAAATTAGAAATATTTTCACCATCAGTAATCATTCCATGATCTGCGCCAGCGCAGTCAAGCATAAGATGGTAGCCCCAGTATGATGACATCATTCGTCCTCTTCGTAGTTAATTTTGTTGATAAAATTGAATTTTTTCTCTTTTGTCCATGTTTGTAGATAATCATTATCTTCATCAAACATGCGGAGGTATTCTTCTTCGCTAATCTCGCGATGAGAAATCATTACAGTTGGTCCAAGGTGTTTCTGTGAAAACTCGGTGAAATCTGAATCATTTTCTCGCATTACAACTTCATCGAGTGCGTGATCGATATTATCTTCTACTTCTACACAATAACGTAGGCGAAATTGTGATAGAACGTCAACCATAACAAGTTTTTTCATTTTAGTATGCATCAATAACTTGAAAATAAATTACACTGTCCATACGAAATGAACGCCACGCTCCGATTTGAACATCCCATGCTCGAATAACATCTGTATTCTCTGCATGAAATTTCTTTTCAGCTTCGATTTCTTCTGTGATATATTTAGCTGGTAATAAATCAGGTTTAAGCGTACAACGCATCACTCTGTTCTGACCATCTACTTTTGTGAAAGAAACTTCTGCCACAAATTCTCTTAAATCCTTGATAACTTCATCAC